TTGTTTTGGTATTTGATTTTGTTGGATTTAAATACAGCCTTTACCGCATCCAGCAGCTTCTTTTCATCATCATCAGTCGGAGTGCAATCCATAGACGGTTCTGTGCCGACCGTGAAAGCAGTTTGAATATTCACTATATCTTGTTCCAATGGAATGGAAATACGGTTCACCGGTTCAGTCTTATACTTTGCTTCGATTTCATAAGTCTTACCAGTTTTTTCATCGAAGTGTTTCTCAGCTTCTTTTTCAAGGACCTTTCTGTCCGGATACTTCTTTTTGTCAACCATAATTTCATGGCGTTCCGGATTCCAATCGTCCCAAAGTTTACAACAGTCGGGAAGTTCAGTCTTCCTACCTTTCTTCAGGTAGTTTATCTTCTGCCCGATGTCAGACAATGCTAATATTTCTTCTAAATTCAATGACATAGTTTATATTTTGAATATTCCTGTTAAATCTTTCGGCTTCTGAATCTTACCAAGAAGCTCACCCAATACATAGTAACGTACAGCATCTATTCCGTGATTGTCATGGTCTTCCGGTTCGTTGATATAGTTCCCGTCCTTATCCTTTGCCCAAACATACTTTCTGAACTCGCTTTGCAAGTTGTACGAGCGTTTGGTTATATAAATCTCCATATCTTTCATTTTGTCAATTCCGGCATTGATAGAGCCTGCACCTTTCTCTACGGCATATATCTTGATTCCTCCGTTGTGTATCTCTTGAATCAATCGAGGGTCAGCACTATCAGCTATGACTTTCAAACCCCACGGGCGAAGAGTCTTGATGATGTCAGAAGAAAGCAATCCAGTACGGTAATCCACTTCATCCAAGTAAAGGGCGTTATCAACGATACCACAACGAATGGAAGCAGACGGGTCATGCGTATAACCGAAGTCTTGCCCGAAAGCAATTTTCTTTGCCCAAGCCGGGAACTCGTCAACAATTCCCCATTTCTTGAACACAGCACCTTCTGCAACGTCAGCCCAGCGACCGATAACCACATGAGCATACTTCTCCGGATTCTCCAATTTCATCTTCTCAACTTCTTCCAAGAATTGTTTAGAAAGGTGTTCTTTATTATCCAAGTATGTTGTATGGATATGCAGGACATTGGGAGCTGTTGAAATCTGAACTGGAATACCATCGTACTCAACCAGCTTATGAGTTTTTTCTATAAATCTTTTATAAACCCAGTGATTAGAGTCGCATGGGTTCATGATAATTATAATAAGGTTTCTGATTCCGACTTGTCTAATGGAAAGCATAATCTTATCGAAGCTCTCTTCATCTGTCCATTCCTCCGCTTCATCACATACGAACACAGAAATTCCGTGAATAGATTTAAGTTTTGCTGTCTGATTGCCGGACGAAGTCTTTATGCCACGAAACATAATGTGGCTTCCGCTTCTCTTGTTAATTACATCTGTTTTAGTTGATTTGAAATTCTTCGTATCTCCATCCAACTCTACCTTTTCAAGAAATTCCGGAATGATTGATATGCTAGCCGAAGTCATGGTGTAACGGGTGTAGAGAACCTGATGGGCGATTTTCTTAGCATTAAGCCTTCCAGTTTCATAAGTCAACCTCTTGATAAATGTTGCAACATTGAACGACTTACCGGAGCCACGTCCTCCGGTAACAAGAAGGATAAAATAGTCATCCCTCAAATACATCGGGTAATATATAGGCTGTGGCTGTATTCTCATTCTTCCTTGGGTATTATCGTGTTTTCTTCAATCCATCTGCTGATAGGAATACTTCCATCTGATTCAATATCTTCATCCATATCCTCATTACGTTCCACTCTGCGCCATTCCTCATCGTGATGGTACAACCAGGTTGACATCGCTTGAAGACTTGGAGCTAATTCGGTTTCAACCGTCTGTACCTCTTCATCATTGGTTAGGGTGCCGTCTTCCATTCGGAGTTTTCTCTTTGTCGTACTTTTGGTTTTGATGCCACCAAGAGCCACCGCAAGGAACTTTGCTCGCACGGCTGCATTGATTTGCGCACGCCCACGCGATAAGACTTCGGATATTTCGGTGTACTCACTTTTCTTTTCGCAGAATGTTTGAGGCAAAATCCCTATAGCATAAGCAATTTCCTTGTCAGTGAATCCCTTTTTGGCATACGATTCCACGAGAGAAAGAAAGACCTCGCTTGTGTAGTCAAACTTTGGCTTTCTTCCTCCCTTACCTTTTTTGTTTTGAGATTCACTATTGCTCATAATTAATTATCCGTTTGCCAATCCTCTACTTACAGTTGTATATCCACGTTGCTTTCGCCAATAAGGAAGTGACAACACAGATGCATCTACCCCTAAGTTTCGTGCCAAATTCTTACCTGTGTTTCTTGCTGCGTTCATGATTCGCGAATTATTTGCTTCTCCTGGATATGCTCTTTTTAATCTTCTTACAGTACCAAGTATTTCGTTAAAACTTCTTTGTCTTCTTCTGACTCAGCTTTCCTCCCAATAATTAATCTATTTTTTCTACTTGTTCATCGAATACTTCTCCCTTTATGAACTTCATATCAGGGTCATACCCGAACCTTTCGCAGAATGCGGCTTTAGCTTCATAGGTATCAAAGGACAACATCACATAGGCATCCATGTTCTCGGCTTGCTTCTGTGCGTTTTCTTTCACCTGATGCTTGACCTCTTTCATGTGGGCAACCTTTTCGGCACGTTCCAACTGCTTGGCGGCTTTATCGGCTTCTTTCTGTTCGGAAACTGGGACCATCATATCAGACAAAGCATCCGCAATAGAGTTTTCCTCTTCGGTCTGCAAAAGATAGTCGACACCAATCATATTCAAGTCTGCATCGGTCAGTCCTGCATCTTTCCAGTCTATATCAGGAACAATACGAGCGAGAGCGTCAAAATCCCATGTACCTTGTGCGTTGGGATTGTTCATTAGAATATTCAACTCTTTTTCCTGCTGCTCGTCCACGTCAATCACATCAACACGAATGCGGTAGTCATTGTCGGGAAACTTCTGCAATTCGTCCATGACAGACAAACGCTGATGTCCACTGACTACGGTAAGCCCGGTACGCTTATTCACAACTATTCCACCTACCAATCCGAATTTCTTGATGCCACGTTTCAGTGTCTTACGTGATTCATCGGAAAGTCTCCGGGGATTATAGTCTGCAAAGTGAATGGCAGAGCGGTTAAGTTCCACCGATTCACTCTTTATGTATTTTGATAATTCCATATTAGCCATTACTTAGACCGAAACCTCTCTGCCGAAGAGTATTCCTTTCGGCTCTTGCTATAAGATTATCACGAGATTGTTTTGCACGCCTGCTTGCAGCACTGCTACTCCATGTATTTTTTCTTCTCCAATTAGCTTCGCTCAATCTTTCTGCCTGAGCATATATCTGTTCTCTTGTCTTTCTTTTTCTGACTCAGCAATCCTCCTTATTAATTTTGTTGATTATGATACTCCCAAAGCACTCTTTCAGCCATCGGGAAAACTTCGTAAATTCTCTGTAAGTCCTGTAGGTAATTCTTCTCCATCCAAAGCATACAGTCAAGATTGAAACCGACACCCGAACTGGCTTTCAATGAATATCGAACTGGTTCGGGTAGATTGTGTTGCTTCATGTAAGCAAGTATATCCTTTTGTGTCCAATCAGCCAAAGGATAAACCATACCGTTATTCTCGTAACCGTTTACCTCATACCCTTTCAACATAAGCCTACGATTCATACCATCAGCTTTTTTCATGCCTAAGAATGTATAATAAACTCCATGAGTAAGCTGCATAGCCTTTACCACATCTGCCAACTTCAATAGCTTTACTTTCGGATTTGGCACACAATACATACCGCCACGGAGAATATAAGTAAGGTTCCAATGTGGTACTTGAACAAACTCTATCTTCGGATACTTGGCTTTAGTCCAGTTTATCCAACGGTTAATATGCTCCAAATTCTTGACAAAGTACATGAACACGCAAACAATCCGGTCAAACTTTGGATAGATTAAATCAAGCAGAACAAGCGAATCCTTACCAAGTGATAAAAACAGTAAAGCCTCATTCGATTTTACCCGAATGAGGTCTATATACCGGTTCGCTTGTTCTACCTTGCTCATAGCTAACCACCACTTAAACCAAATGAAGTACGAAGGTCACTATAACGCTGTCTGCGTGACCCCAACTGTGATGTACCAGCTTCACCGCCACGTCTGGCAACCAATCTACCACCAGCCCCGGCACCGTTCATATTTCTGCGAGGCCCGGCTACTCTGTTAATTCTTCTTGCGACTCTGCTTTCTAATTTTAAAAGTTAAACAAATCAATCTATATGTTTTTCTAATATCTTGCCCAAAGTATAATCCATTTGTGCAGCAAGATATTCTTCGCCTTGATGTTCGTAAACAATATCATTACCGTTTTCATCTGTGAGAATAACAGCTTCTGCTGCTTTCACTTCAACGATAATATAAGGACGTTTACCTGTATATGCACCTGTCAGAAGCTTGATTGCATCGTACTTGATAGGCTTTAATTCTATTTCACCCTCTTCAGGCAGTTCTGCATCAGCCGGATATTCTTTACCGCCACATAGGTAAGTGATATACTTCTTAGCGTTGGTTGGTCTGATTTCACGGTATTCGTGGGTTTTCTTGCCTGCCAAAATTTCATCGAAATACTTCTGTTTGATGCTTAATGTAAGAATGTTCATAATCGTGTCAAATTTAAATTAATACTCAATAGTTGCGGAAACAGGACTCGAACCTGTGACCACCGCCAAGTCAAAGCGGTAAGCTAACCAACTGCTCCATTCCGCGATAGTACCCCAAAGGTACTACCATAACCAAAGATAACGAAATATCTTCAATCGTTATACACGACAATCGGCTTATTGTCGTGAACTAAGCCATTTATCCCGTTTTTCTCTGCACGCCTCTAAGGTAGGTGCACAACAGGCGAACAATTCACCACTTTCAGTACGATAGTCGTACTGGTACATTCTCACTCTCTTACCTCTCAACCTGGTGTTATAGGTAGTGTAATTCTCTTTACCAGGTTGGCATACGCTGCAACCGTTTTCGTTTATTGAGTTCATAAGCTATTTATTAAGTCCACGTACTTTTTTCAAATATTCGGTAAATTCTAACAATTCATAGAACATTCGCTTCTTCTCTATGTATTTAAGACCTTTTCGTCTAAGACCTCGCTTGTTTCTGGATACGCACATTTGACAACCCATAACACCAACATAGATATAAGATAAATGATGTCTTTTAGATTGTTTTAAAGCCCACCGAATTGATTCACGGCAATATCTGTAACTATCATTCTGGACACCCTCATAACCTTTACTCATTATGAAGTGCCCTATTTCGTTCGCTTCTTCTTCTGAATAGCAGATTGTAAATATATTATTCATTGCTTCTTTGCTTTACTTGTTCAACTAAAAATCTTTTAAACTCAGACTTATATTCATTGAATATTATCTTGTATTGCCGCCCTAATTTAGGTAGCTGCTCATAGCCCTTACCGTGCAAGAACTTGGCAACCAACTCTATCTTTTGGCGGTTGTCGAAGCCTCTATCTTTGCACATGTTGGTAATACATACATTCGCCTTGCTTGATGGTTTCTTTCCAAAAGATGGTACATACCCATGCGCCTCACGTACATAAGTTCTTGGATAGCCAACGGCATCACCTAAATACTCACCGGTGATGCAATCAAATTCACCACTAATTAAACTATCTGCTATTTCACCCATAATAATCAATATTTAATGTTTCACATTCAATCTTTCTTCACTCGTATAAGCCACTACAAGCCCAGTTTCATCATGCCGTATCGTGACATACTTCTCGCCTCTCTCTATGGTAGAAAAGTCGTATGGTGTACATAGCTTACCCAACGCCTTGCCCAGTTGTTTCATTAATGGGGCTTCGGGGCTGATAACTAAAACTAAATCCGCTTTCATAATCGTATATATTAAGCATTAATACCTATTGCGTTTCTCATAAAGTTGCCAGCCTGTTCTACAGACATATTCAGCTTCTTTTGAATCAGAAGAAGCATACAGCTTACTTGTTCTTTTGTGTTCAAATTGCCTTGTACAAACTCTGACATGATGAATTTCTCTATTGTTCTTTGTTTAATTACTGATGTTGCCAT